CAATAGATTTAAGGTTATACACAAGTCACGGAAGATTAAAACAAAAATATAATGATAACTAAAAAAACAAAGTTAAGCCTGGAAACTGATGGCAAGATTATTTCGGTTGAGTTTGACCATATTGATGTTGATTTGGATGATTACTTCCAGGCGCTTAAAACTTTATTAGTTGGGGCAACATTTACCGAAACTCAGTTTGAGCATTGGATAATTGATGAAGCTGAAGTTATAAGTGAGTATCTGCATAACATTAAACACGATTGACAATTTGCAGTAAAATGTAAAATATGTTTAATGTTATTGTTGGGAAAATTCGACATTAAATTAAAAAATGTCATACAATGAGAGATATATCCGACAAATTATGTCACAAAATTAGTTAGTAATACTACTGATTTAAAGAAAATGAGAAACGAACACGAACATAAACTCCAAGTGGCAATTTGTAAATGGTTGGAATGGACACAAGACTTTTACTATTATGCTATTCCAAACGGAGGCGCAAGGCATAGGTTAGTGGCTATCAAATTAAAAATGGAAGGCGCAAAGGCTGGAGTTGCTGATATGTTTTGGATGGTTTCAAATAAGCGATGGAAAGGTTTATTTGTCGAGGTTAAAATTGAGAAAGGAACTCAGCAACCAAATCAAAAAGCATTTGAGCAGATAGCTATTAATCACGGATATTATTATGCGATTGTTAGGTCGATTGAAGATTGCGAGAGTTTGATTCGGAGATTTAGATTGGATGAGATATGAGTGATAATTACAAAATGGCTATTCATTGGATTACAATGAGATTACAACGACCTACAATTCAAGTAGTTATCGAAGGCGCAACGTATTTAGATTTGAATTATAGCCTTGAAATAAACCTTAATCGAATGAAAAATCAAAATGGCTCATCTTACCCAGCATATCGGCAAACAAAAAAAATTAAGGATTACTTGGAATTAAGAGGATTATAATGTAAACTTTGCGTATGGAAAAGATTAATTATCAAGGAGTTATCAAAGAAGAGGTCAATCATCCTGAGCATTATCAAGGGAATGGCATTGAGGTCATTGACATAATTGATGCTTTTGACCTTAACTTTAATCTTGGCAATTCAATTAAGTACATACTGCGAGCCGACAAGAAAGGATTTAAAAAGAAAGATTTAGATAAAGCAGTTTGGTATTTGAATCGGGAACTTGAAAAGTGGAAAGGTTAATTTGGGAAGCCATTGCGGTAGGAATTATCGAGGTGGCTTTTATCGTTTATTTTATTTTTGAGATAATCAGAAAATCAAAGGAATGACCAGGTCGCAAATCATTGAGGAACTTTATAATTCAAAGGAAATTAAACAAGCCTTAATGAAAATGCACCCAGCAAATTTAAGGGAAGAATTAAAGCAAGAAATGTTTGTTAATCTTTGTTCGATAACCGAAGATAAATTTTGGTCAATATACAATAATAACGGAAGTAACGGGTTAAAGTTTTGGTTGGTAAGATGTATGCTAAATATGATTTATAGCACTGGGATGAATCAGCCATTCTTCAGACACTTTAGAGCCAAGTACGAATCGATTGATGGCTTAGAAGAGTTAGTGCAGATTGAGGATGAATCAAAGGAATACAAAGAAAAGCTATTTAATCGAATGGAGGTAGCGAGAAAAGAGTTATCCTGGTACGAAGATATGCTACTTGATACTTATGTCGAATTAAACTTTAATCAAACTGAGATTTCGAGAAAGACTGGTATTCCGTATATGTCAATAGTCAAAACGATTTCAAATATTAAAAAGAAAATAAGAGATGAAGCCTGACGAGAAAGCCAAAAGTTTATTAACGAATGCACTTTATTTTTGTGGAAATAAAGTATTTGCTTTTGAATTAGCACTTTACATTTGTTCATTGATTCTTGAGCAGAAACTTAAAGCAGATGACCAAGCATATTGGAGTTTAGTTAAGGATGAAATTTATCAAACAAATAAATAAAATTTTAATATGGAAAAGTTTCAAAGAGTTATTATTTTTCTTTTTATGTTATGGTCAATTATTTTATATTGTTTATTTAATAAACCTTTGGATGCAATATTTTTTCTAGGTTTATCAATTTATAATTATATTGATTTTTACAATAGATATAAGTAAATAAATGATAACGATAATCGCATCGGTTTCCTTTGCAGTATTCTTTACGATGACAAATTTATACCAGTCATTTGGATTAAACTTTAAGCCGTTTAGTTGCACTCCTTGTTTAAGTACCTGGAGTGCTATCGTTTTAATTGTAGTACCAGTTCAATATCAAGAGTGGATTGCAATCGTATTTAGTTCGGGAATATTAGGAGCAGTAATTTTTAGATTAATAAACAAACTATGAGTCCAAAATCAAAAGCAAAAGAATTGATTGAAAAATATGCAGATGTATTGCCATCAGTTTTTTATAATTCAGATGAAGCTAAAAATTATCCAAGAGCCAAACAATGTGCATTAATTGCAGTTGATGAAATTTTGCAAATTAATTGGTATAATTTTGAACCTTTATGTTTTGATGATTTAGTTAATGAATATAAGGAAAAATCAGTTTATTGGAATGAGGTTAAACAAGAAATAGAAAAGATATGACCGAGCAAGACATAGCATTTATAGAAGCTAATATTATAAACTTTGAAGCAGTTGCTTTGGGATTTACTAAAAACATTGACCGAGATGTGCTTGAAGAATATGCGACTTTATATCGTAAATATGTCAACAAGGATTTTAACTTTAATTCGTGGTGTGGCTCTTGCGTATTTGATATGCTTAAAAGATTGTCAGCACATTACGAAGGAATAAAGTATATTGCAAAACTCAACCAACCAAAACCAAACGATGTCAAAGCTAAGAATCTGCGCAGTCGGAAGTAGACATTCAGGAGTCACTTACCATCGATTAGCATTGCCATTATCGGTAATGAAAAAGGAATACTGCATCATCACGGATACAATGACCGAAGAGATGCTGATTGAAAAGGATATTAATGTGGTCGTAGTCAATCGATTTTGTGAATTGATACCATTGCCCGATTTATTAAAATGGAAGGCTAAGTTAGGCTTTAAATTAGTTGTTGATATTGATGACTATTGGGAATTGTTTTCTCAGCATTTATCTGCGCCAACCTATCGAGCATTAAACGTGACCCAAGTCATTAAGAATTATATTAAAGTGGCTGATGTCGTTACGACAACTCACAACCGATTACGGCTTGAGATAATAAAAATAAATCCTAATTGCTTTATTCTGCCGAATGCTTTACCGTTTGATCGTGACCAATTTACTGCGACAAGAAATGTTAACGAATTGGTTAACATTGCGCACACGGGTAGCATCACTCACTTTCCTGATATGAGGCAATTGAAGAATCCGATTCGAGAATTAGCCAAGTCTAAATCTTTTAAGGAATCAACACGAATGCTTCTTTGTGGATGGAATAAGGCAAATGAATTTCATTGGAAGCAGATGGGCGATTGGTTTACTGCTGGAGAAAGATTAAACCACAAGATTCTTGAATCGATGCCCGTAGATTTATACATGAATTTCTACCTGGAGGCGGACATATTACTTGCTCCATTGCTTGACAATAAATTCAACCGATTAAAATCAAATCTAAAGGCATTAGAGGCTGGCGCTAAACGGATTCCCTTGATGGCAATAAAGAGAGCGCCTTACGATGACATTCCAACGGTATGCTGGGTTGATAATTGGGAACGAGATATTAAAAGAATGGTATTCTCAAAACAAATGAGAACGGATTTTGGAGAGGCTAATGCTGAATATGTTCGTGAGCATTACGATTTATTTAAAATTAATGAGGCAAGATTTGCTATTTATTCTAAACTAATAGAATAATGCCAGTATTAAAATGTTCAAACGGAAAATGGCGCATCGGTAATGGCGCTTGTATTTATGAAACGGAAGAAAAAGCAATTGAAGTATGGCAGGCTATATTGGCAAGCGGAGAATATAGAGCGGATATTAATAAGGTTTCTTTTGATTTCGATGACACATTGTCTACGGCAAGAGGTCAAGAGATTGCGAAAAGGGTTATCTTGCAAGGTAAAGAAGTCTATATCATAACAAGAAGGAACGAATACAATGCTTCAGAGGTTTATCGTATGGCTGAAAAGTTAGGAATATTAAAGTCAAGGGTTTACTTTACTAATGGTCAATATAAATGGATGACAATTAAACGATTAGAAATTGGCACGCATTATGATAATAACCAAAGAGAGATTGATTTGATTAAGATAAATACAGATTGCAAAGCAATAAAATTCTAATGGCACACATTGAACAACAAAATTATTTAACAAGTATTAAAAACAAATTCCCATCGTTTTTTAAGGGGGTTAAGGTATTGGACATTGGCTCATTAGATATCAACGGAAACAACCGATATTTATTTGAAGATTATACCTATACTGGAATTGATATTGGCGATGGGCCAAACGTTGATATTATTTGCAGAGGTCACGAATTTAAAAGCAAAGATAAATTTGATGTGGTTATTAGTTCGGAATGTTTTGAACACGATGAGTACTGGGATAAGACAATGCTTAACGCTATTAATCTTTTAAAGGTTGGCGGTATGTTTGTATTTACTTGCGCAACGGATGGAAGAGCTGAACACGGTACAAGAAGAACATCTCCTCAATGTAGTCCATTTACTAGCAATCTTGAGAATGATTATTATATGAATTTAAACGAAAGTTTAATTCAAGAAAAAATAGATATTGAAAAGAATTTTAGTGTATTTGAATTTCAAACAAATACCATAGGAATGTGCGACCTTTACTTTATAGGATTTAAAAAATGAATATCACAACAACCAAACTGACAGACATAAAGTCGAACCCAAACAATCCAAGAATTATCAAGGATGACAAATTTAAAAAGTTAGTAGCATCGATTAAGGAGTTTCCTCAGATGCTATCCTTAAGACCTATTGTCGTTAACGATGATATGATAGTTCTTGGTGGTAATATGCGATTAAAGGCTTGTAAGGAAGCTGGACTAAAAGAAGTACCAGTAATAAAAGCAAGCGACTTAAACGAAGAACAACAAAAGGCATTTATCATTAAGGACAATGTTGGGTACGGAGAATGGGATTGGGATATGCTTGCCAACGAATGGGATGCTGAAGAATTAGTTGAGTGGGGATTAGATATACCTAATTTTGTAATTGATGATTTAGGAACTGCGGAGGAAGATGATTTTGATGTACCTGATGGCGGAATAGAAACTGATATTGTTTTAGGTGATTTATTTGAAATAGGGGAGCATCGTTTACTTTGTGGAGATTCAACTGATAGTGATGCAGTTGCTAAATTAATGAATGGGCAAAAGGCAGACATGGTATTTACTGACCCGCCATATGGGATGAAATTAGATGCTGATTATAGTGGAATGAAAAGTGAAATATTTAAAGGTGGTATTGGTGGGAAAAAATATGATAATGTAAAAGGAGACCACGAAGACTTTACTGAAGAATTAATTAATACAATAT